ACCGCTAACGGCACGTCTTTTGCTTCTTTCATAATGGTTTCAATCTCATCCTTCGTGAGTTTTTTATCCGCAAAAGCAACTACAATAGCGTTGAGCAACTCGCTGATCTCTTTAAGAACATTTACAGCCTTTGATAAAATGACCCACACAGCTCCGATTCCTACAATCGCAGTCAACAGCTGAGGGATATTCCCTGACAAATAATCCATTATAAGATTCATAAAACACCTCCTAATCTAAATCGTTAAACTTCTGAACCATTTTTTTATACCGCCTCTCCAAGCGTGAAAAGTCCTGCTGATCACCCAAACCCTGCGCATGCGCTATTCCTATCATATCGTCGACAACAAAGAATATATCTTCCGCAACATCTGTCGCTCTTTTGATACGTTTAATTCGTTTTAGGGCATACCGCTTCTGTTTCTGGTCAGCATTGTTCCATTCACGCAAAAACCCGAATACTTCTTTTATTGCATCAGCAATTTTGTTCGGTTCAAGCATGGCTTACTCCACAATAACCCGTTTGCTTTTTTCCATCTCGACAAGGTCGCTATCCACATGAGCTAATTGCTTTTCAATATTTGTTTTCTGATTGAGCAAATGCTGTTTATATGATTCGACCTCGTTCTTTTTAATCTCTTTAACCTTACCGTCAGGAAACATTACAATCTTTTTCCCGCCTTTGAATTCTGTTTTAATTTTTTCTGCCATTTTATTTTCCTCCTTTCGATTAAGCCTGACCGCCACGGACAGGGCGGACATACAGCATGTCCCAAGGTATTCCGTACACAGTTTTATATCCATCATACGGATACACGCACCAAGCTCCGTCCGGCCACGGCGCACAATTCGTCGATGACCAAAAAGGTGTCCATGAGTCAGGCGGATAAGCAAAATACATCGTATTCCAAGCAGGATCGAACCTCGAGTGGTCAACAATTGATAACAGTTCATTAACATTAGGCATACGCCAATCGCTATGCCCGGCAAAAACAAGACTCTCACAGGCGTCAATAGCGTCATACCAATACATCGGCGTTCCCAAACCGGCTACCATTGGATCGCTTATCCACGTCAAACCTGCAACTGCGTCTGTTACAGTACCGTCGCCGTTATCGTAAAACCTCTGCGCTCCGCCAATCGGATAACCCATCTGATAATCTCCGTCATCATTAGGATAATAGGGAAACTGCTGTTCGGTTTTAGGCAATCCGCCATTTACAGTTATATCCAATTTCAATCTATTCTTTTTGCGGTGCTTCAAATGCATTTCCATAGCAATACCTCCTTAAATTTCATAGGTTACTGTCAATTTCCCGGGATCAGTTAACGCCTTAACAACCCTGAAATCGTTTATATGGTAAATAGACGGAAGTTCCAGAACATCCCCATCCTCAAGCAATGCTCCTGACGACTGCGAAGGGTCCTGTCCGTTTACAAAAAACCTCATAGCTCCGCCTTCAGCGTGGATAATCGCAAATACAGCCGATTCACCTTCAGGCGGGTTGTATACCGCCTGTGTTAATTGCTTAACTCCGCCATCAACAATAATTTCCTCATGTGCTAATACCTTTGACATTTTCATTCCTCCTTTTTTATAATTGCCGGACTGCTTTCAATAAACGTTTTTTCGGATGGCGCCATCTTCTTCTGGACATCATCCCAATCCCTCAAGCAATAGTTAACATTGCGGTTTGCCGAGTAAAACTTTTCCAAATCCTCAGCTTTCATTTTTTCGTGTGCGCACGGATAAAAAGCCGGATTAAGGTCTTCTAAATCTATATGCTTATACTTTTTGTGATCAAGAGTCCCCGGAATGGGGGTGTAAGGCAAGGTTACTGCCTCAGCTCCGTAACTCTTTATCAAATCGATAGTAGACCGGATGTCTTCAGTAGTTTGATTAGGCGCACCGATAATCAAAAAAGAACGCAACCGTTTAAAATGCCTCTTGGCAATATTCATTGCCTTTTCCCAGTCAGCAACGAAACAATTCCGTTTCCATTCTTTGATAATAATATCGCTCGCACTTTCAATAGGAATATTTACCGAATTAAAACCCGCCCTGACCAGCTTATCCGCTATATCATCAGTAAGTAACCGTGCTTCTACTCCGCCGTACGAATAGAGTTCGAGGTCCAAACCTTCGTGAATTATCTTGTCGAGAATAATCTCAAAGTGCTTCTTGTATCCGTAGAGCATATTAGCGTCGAGAAAGATAAACTTTGTTATACCCATCGCCTTGTAATATTTGAGTTCAGTAACTACCTCATCAGGACTGGTGTTGACCTTTGTACATCCTTCAACGATATGGACAGCACAGTACGAGCAGTGGTTGGGACAGCCTACGGAGGTTCCCAAAAATATCCTCTCCGGCATATTATCCCCAAACAAATCAACATCTATCTTGATAAAGTTATCAGATACGTTCTTTTCTTCCGTTGTCATTACCTCATCAGCTCCGGACGCTTTGGCGTGTTCAGGGCAAAGCATAGCGTATAACCCTCCGACCTTGACCGGCACTTTAGGCATAACTCTTTTACACTCATCAACAATCTCATAAACCGCACGCCACAGGAAAGTAAAGGTATTGCCTATAAATATTTTATCCGGCTGAAATTCCTCTAATTTCTTCTCAAGCTCGGACAGGGGAAGTCCCAGCCGGTGAAACTCCCTGCATAAATTTTCATTCCCGAAATTACCGCATTTCTTATATCCGGCAAATTGGGATACCGGAATCCCTTTAAAATACATACCGTCTTCCCTGAACTCCATAAACCTTCTGGGGCGGTAAAGAGGGTACATATTGAAAAGCTCGACTGTGTGGCCTTCACGCCGAAGTTTTGTAGCAACCTTGTATATACCCACAGGGGAGTTGCGGTACATCATCGTGATAGTTGTATATTCATACGGAACAATACACAGATATCTCATGCTTTATCCTTCATCTTAGTTGCGAAAGTAACCAGAGCTTTCTTGATCTCCTGATTTTCTTTTACAAGGCGTATCATGCATCGAGCGATGACATCCAGCTTGTCTTCTACGAGTTCGGCAGGTTCGTCATCCGTAACCTTATACATAACACCTTTATCTTTTAAATCTGCCATTTCGCTTTCTTTAATCTTCAATTTTCCTTCCATCAATAATCTCCTTATTATCGGCCGCAAGGCACTGCTTATTTTTTCGTTCATCTGGCAGTATCCATTATCAGGAACATCCGCCGGATCTTTATTTAATGCCATATTTGTCGCAAAACATCTGTTGCAGGAAAATACCTTGCAGTTAAGGCACTTGACTGCTTTCCTCCGCATTTCGCTTATTTTCTTAAACGCTTCACTCGTCTCATCAATGCCTTTCCATACATCGCCCAGACAGAAATCGTACTTTTTCGAATAGGCAACAAACCTGTGGCAGGGATATATCCTGCCTTCAGTTGAAACACCGATCAGATATTCACCAGCACGGCAACCTTTCTGCCTGTTAAATGAATTATTGACGATCCTTTCCAGAGAGTTGTGAAGATAGTTGAAATATTGATTGCGTCCTTCGGAATAATACAACTCGATACATTTCCTGAGCTCCTTGACAAAAATACTGATGACTTCATCATTCCAGTCGCCCTCTACAATAGGGGTAAGGTTTGTAACCGGAACTCCAAAAGATAGCATTGCTTCAAAATCCTTTGAGAGTGAATCGATATTCTCCGGCGTAACAGTCATACGCACGCCAACACTCGGGAATATCTCTTTGATTTTCTTTATGTTCTCCGAGATGACCTTATAGCTCCCTTTATCATTAGCAAATACCCTGTTAGCATTATGTGTTTCCTCACAGCCATCAAGGGATACCTGAAAATGCCAGTTAAAATTATTATACGGACGAACGCTCTTAAAATATTCAACCATTTCATCAGTTAACACTGTTCCGTTTGAAAGGATATGAACACCTGCTTTAAACTTAAACCTGTCGCATATAGTCCTCAGGTAATCTATTCCAGCTCTAACCGTAGGAAAGTTGAGAAGCGGTTCTCCGCCAAAGAACGTAAATGTTAAATTTTCAAATGGGCGGGTGAACATTTCTTTTTCGTAATGGCTGACAAGCCAATCAATAGTCGCTCTCATAGTCTCCGGCGACATATCCCCTGAACGGTTTTCCTCATAACAATATTTACACTTGAGGTTGCATTTATTTGTTACAAAAATATAAGTTGATTTCGGTTTCATTTTTATCTCCACAATCACTTTCACTGCAACACTGCTCCTGACAGGTACACGTGCAGGTACAGGTGCAAGTACAGGTACATTCACATTCGCAACATACGATATGCGTATGAGCCGCTAAACTTTCCAAGTGACTTCTTAATTGCTCATGAGCCGACGCTTTAACCCACGTAACCAGTGCCGTAACCGGATCGTCTTCGAAAGCAAATCCCGGATTATAAATATCCGAATTTGCGCCGTATGCCGGCACATAATGATTATGGCCGTCAAAGTCTTTGATAAAGCCTATGATCTCATTTGTATGGGATGCCTTCGGCGGTGTCTGGTCAACAACAAGCTGAGCGTTAGATTCCGCCCAAGCAACAGCAACATCAGGCAACTCGGCGTTTGAGTTATTCCCATTAAAAACATGATAGTGGCCGTCAAGGGCTTCCAAAGCCGCCCTCAGTTCTACAATATGCGTCTTTTTTATAGGCGTAACATCCTGAACTAAAGGGTCATCTGTCCATACTACCGGGACAGGGTTCCCGCCAGAATCTTTCGGGGGTCCGCTTGGATAATTTCCCATATTTCTCCTCTAAGCATATACCGCTCTTGGCGGTGTATTTTCAAACCTTGAATTGGCATTGTTATATCTAAGAGCTTGACCGTCCTGAATCGTATCAAGGTGTACAGGTATAGTTTCAAAAAAACCTTTAGATCCACCTGCGTTCGTTCCGTAATATTTATTGTTTCCCGGAGAAGCCGCTCCACTTTCCAGCTTGCCGGTTCCAACCCCGCCGTCTTTTAATTCCAATTTGTCAGTCCCTGAAATTTGAAATACAGTAGTCTCAATTAACCCATCCAAATACTCCGGTGTTGTATCGCTTACGTCAGCTTTCAACTTATTGGGCGAGTTAGCAGGCGGTAACACTCCAGCCGCTGAAGGCACACTAGCTAACCCTGTAATAGCCGATCCGTTAACCTTGTTCACGGTTGTAATCTGCGCCAGCTTTGTATCTTCAATCCCCGCACCCGGAGCAACCTTTGCGTTAGTGATCTGCAAATTAGGATCCGCACCCAGCTCTATTGCTTCCCAGTTCGCACGGCAGGCGACAGGGAAATTAATTAAAAGCATGTCATTTTCCGGTTTCGTTTTGTCCCAAGCCATCGGTCGCCTCCTTATTTTTATATGCCTCAGCAACTTTATTCATATCGTATAATTCTATTCCATGTTCTCTAAGCATCTCGATCCAGCAGACGTCATGCATTATTAGTTTTTGGGCGTAGTTGCACGCCTGCTCAATGCAGGTAAATACCATCGGTTTCTTTTTCGGGGTTCTTAATACAATGTCGCCCTTGACCACTACATAAGCCATATCATCTCGGATATTTTGTTTACACCTGTGGCAAATCATCAACAACTCCTTCACTTGTTTTTGCGTGTTTAATAAATTTCTGAAGCAAGCCGTTAAAAGTCGGCTTGCTGAACTCGGCATTCTTAAGACCGATAGTCCTCACCTTGCTTATTGATCCGCTGTCATTTACTTTATAGAGGATTACGCCGTTAACGAATTCGCCGTTAACAAACTCAATAATTATTTTGGTCGGTACTAATTTCTTTGCCATAATTTCTCCTATATTCCGTGGCTATGCCAGTCAAATGCCCCGGTCTGTGCAACGCCTTGAGCGTTATACAGTTTGACCGTAAAACCTGTTGTCGATTTATCAACGAATTGAGAATAAATACCAGCCCCGCTGGTTATTTCAATATGCACGCTCGGTTCTTCATGAAATATCTCCGTAAAAAAGATTTCCTTTCCGTCACCCGCAACCGTAACCTCATCACTTCCGTGTTCATCGATGTCAGGAAGATCGCCGAAATAACTCAATGTCGAACAGGTGATGTAGTCACCCAGATTTTCCCTCGTCAAAGTCATCTCGATCTGAAAGTATCTGCAATAGTAGTCGCCAGGCTGATAATCCGACCAGTCACTCCATGAAATATTATCTTCCGATGTTTTTATCCGGAAGCTGGCGGCTCTGAGCGTTTCCTGACCTGTGAACCTGTACGAAACGCTGTCATCAAAGCGTGACGTGCCGTCGCTGTTAAATCTTCTTCCTGTTGATATTGAAGCGATAACATCAATACCGATATATACAGTCGCCACATATCCTAAATCTCTTACAGGCGTTGTATACGTGCCTGAGAATTGTCCGGCTGAGATAATCAAAGTATCCATATCTTCCTCAAGGTTTACTTTTGCGCCGAACCAGTCAGGGTGTTCTTCATATTCAGCGATAATATTCCTGAAGGGGATAATGCTTACAGTTACGATTGCTTCCCGAGCATTCTCTGAATAATTACCTGAGGTATCCATTGCCTTAATCCAGTAACTCTGCTCAACGCCTCTTTTAACATCGGTCGTTAAATATGACGTGCCTTGCTGAAAGGTAATAAGCTCACCGCTTTCCCAGTCAATGCCACGCCTGATCTCGTAACCCCACACATCAACATCACTGATCGCAGTCCACCCGAAATAAAGCATGTCTCTGTTCTGATTAACCAAGAACGATGTTACATCTGAAGGCGGTGCGGATTTACCGACAATAGTAATCTCCTGTGTTGGAGAGGCTTCAAAGTCGCCTTCTTCGCCGTTATCCGTAACAGAAACAACTCTCACCTTGTATGTATAATCATCAATAATATCGCCGAGTATTTGGAAATGCGTTCCTGTGGTCTCACCCCTGAAGCCCCAGCTCGCTCCGTCGTTATCGCTTATATAAACCTTCGCTCTGGCGTACGACTTAACGTAATAAGAAGAAACGTCCGGTTTATCAAACCAGACATCTATAGCATTCTCGATCGTGCCGTCTGCTTTTTTAACTAAACTCTCGGTTAAATTAAGATTCTCTACATTAGGAATTTCCGAAGACAGAGAAGAATAGTTATTGTCCGGCAGGATAATATCTGAATCATCATAAACATTCTCGTTATACTCAAGAGCCTGTATCTGGCATTCATTCGTGCCTTCACGCTGGATAGACACAACACGGAAATCCTTTTTTACTTTGTTTGTCTCGCCAATGGCGTACACATCATAAGCCTGCGGTGCGTTACTGAACGCTTCACACGCAAGCTCCGTATATTCTCCTGTTGGGGAAGTGATAAGTTTTTCCTCAATCGAATCATCAGTAAACCTGATCTGAATCATGTAAGACTTACCGTCCTCAATAACCATAGTGCGGTCGAGTTTAATAAGAGTAGCTGTCGATCCTGCCTGAATCCTTCCCGAAAAACCCCACTGCGGAACATCATGTGAAATCGAAATAATATCCCCAGCCTGACAGGCGATAGCATCAATACCTGTCCTGAAACTGATTGAACGATTGATATACCGTGCAACTTTCAAAGCGTATCGAGCCGCTCTGATAGCATAGCTTGTGCGTGTTGTAAAAAGCCTGATTTGACTCTTACGCATCGGCTCACCTGAAGATAAAGAATCCTCATCAATATAAGAAACCGTCTCCTGCCGGTATCCTTTATCCTTATCCATAAACTGAATCTCAATGACATTGGGAATCTCTTTCAAGGTTTTCCAGCTCTGAACAAAGGTATCCTTAATAATATTTCCCATACCGAAAAGCTGTGTCGGGTTTGCTTCCTTATCAATCTTAAAAGACAACCCGCCAGCACTGTAAACAGGCATAGCATTAAACGTAGCGCAAAGCTGAATCAGCATATCAAGCGCTTTAGTGTTGGAATCAATAACAACATCCATCCTGAACCGCTTCTCAAAACTGCCTTGGCCATCTGGCACTTTTTCCTCGCAATACTGGCTCATCTCCAAGAGTGACGCATTATCCAGGTTCGTATGGCTTATAAACTCACCCAAGCCGTAACGGTAGTTCGTAATAAAATCTTTTAAACACCAAACAGGGTTGGCGCAATACTGATCAACGTAGGTTGATCCATCCCAGTCAAGTAACGTATCATCCGAAAGCAAACGGTAACCCAATCCGTCCCAGTAATAATCTTCCCAGTCAACTGGAACTCCTACGTTACGCACATCAGGAGCTGACACTTTTCTGCCTTTCACAACACATGTAATGTTAGGCATAGATCCTGAAAGCTGATCGGTAGCCAAAAGCTTCAGTCCTAAAAGGGCAGTGTTTGGATACCTTAAGTCATCTGTTTTAAGCTCATCCATCTGGAACCACATAAGATCACCTTGCTTAAGCGGATCCAGCGAAGAATCATCTGACGTTCTTGTCACACGAATATCGTACTGTCCCGGCACAAGACCTTCCTTGCGGAATATCCGCCGAACTGTTGACCTTGATTTTGCCGAGATAGTAGTCTCGCCCAAATCAATATAAGTCGGATCTGTATGCAGTTTGTATTCAACCCTATATGTAACACTCCAGCTCGCAATCCCGCCACCGCCACTTTGCTGATACAGTCCGCTCCCGAGTCTTAAATGAACCTCAAAAGCCTCAACATCTGAATCAACAGTGGTGTAAACGTGAGAATTGTCTTTTGTAAGGTTCACATTAACCGGGTAAAGATTATGTAAATCCTCAAAGTTCGGAATAACACTCTGCGTATTAGTTCCGTATTTTTCATAAATAGTTACACCCCCGAAATTAGCAACCGGGTTATTGTTTATTTCGATATTCCCAACGGATTCGATCTCACCTTCGCAAAGAGCGAGTAAAACATTCAGGTAATTCCTGTCACCATCGTCACGAAGGAACTGGTTAATAATATTCCCGCCAATCTTATGCTCACCGTAAACAACCGCTATCGGAACACCGACCTCCTGAATTGTCTGAGCGCCATTCCATCCGTAAGTAGGCGAACCTTCATCAAGGCCGCCTGAGGGTCCACTGCCGAGATTAAAATCAGGCATTCTCGGCTGATTCATATATTGATATATGGAATAACCCATCGACAGCACAAAGAAGGCAAATATAAAAGGGTGCGCTACCGCATATGCCGCTATGGCTGAAACAATCCAAGAAACGACAGCTACTACCGGAGCTTTAACCTCGGGAATAATCGTAATCTCATCACCATTTTCGAGTTTAGTGTCAAGCTCGCTTATCCGTTTGCCTGAAACAATGACACGTTTATCTTTATAATCGAATCCTGATTCATCCAGAAAAGCACATAAAGACTTATCTCTTGAAAAGGCAAGCTCCTTAACTTGTGCGTCTTCCAGCTTAAATGGATTGTCGATGTTTCGTATTACTACCATTTTCTTTTCCTTAACCTGTAAAAACCTTCTGTTCTTTTGCTCCAGCTCTCATCATCAAGCCTTGAAACCACAACTCCCTGCCTGCAACAGTGGATAAACTTCCTGTTCTTAAACACAACACCCGCATGATTGGCAATGCCTCGTGAATTTACAAAGAGAATGCCGTCTAAAACATCAGGGTTAGAAACTTTTTCCCAGTCGTTCCCGTAGTTTTCCTTAAAGTAATCTTTGCCACGCAGTCCCCAGACTTTTTCATACTCGAGGTTTTCTATATCAAACAACTCAAATCCCAAATCGGCATACACCAGTTTTAAAAAACCCCAGCAGTCAAGACCGTCTAAAGTCCTGCCCCTGTGGCTGTAGGGAATGCCAAGATACTTATCAACAATCAGCTTCTCTACATGATGTAAATCCGTCTCGTCGGTACCGAAGGGAAACCGCCGAACCGCTGGTAATTGTCCAGTTGTTTGCATCTTTGTTGTGTTTTGTCGCATGTTAATTCTGCTCCCGCATATCCGCATTCAGCGGACTTAAATTTCCACACACAATAATTGCGTGCGTACCTGCGTGCCGGTAAATCGATCCCCAGCACGTCAAACTTTCCCGTAAGCGTAAACTCAACATTGCTCTGATCCGCTGTGTAATTATCAATATAAAAAACATCATCAATATACGCATCGGGATCTGATAATTGATCCGCCCAAACAGTGCGGATAATTACTTTCTTTCCACGAAAATCGTACTGCTCAAGATAAAACTCTATCAATCGTGATACATTAGCCAGTGTGATTTTTACCTGATCAATCTGCCCCTGATTATTCTCAGCAACAAACTCATGCTTAATAGGGAATCTCGTGTAAACCGTTCCGTTATATGTCACGTCCTCATCAAACCCTGCAAAATTAAGATCATCCACACCGTCGTATTCTTTAAGCATATATAAGGAAATAGGGGCGTTTTCTTTTTTCGCTTTCTCGTTCCTAAATGTGGCATTAACGTCTCTCGGCATTACTTCACCTCAATTAAATCAAATTCAAAGTCATAAACCTCATGAGCCTTCATGGAAAATTTAAAACTGTCCTCAACAAATCTGACAGTGTACTCAACCGAATCGTTCGGGTTCGTCCACGTAAACGCCGTGAAAGAACCGTACTTGCTCGCAAAGAAGTCACGCACTGTCTGCATATCTGCTTTAATACGGTTCTTAAAACGGAGTCGCCACTTACGCAAAGGGTTTTCCCATTTACGACGTCTCTGCTCAACACCGCTTTCAAACTCCGAGACAAGGGTTTTGTATTCAACCGTTTCTTCAAAAACAAAATCCGGTAAACTTGTAAATTCGCTCATGTGTAATTCCTAATAACAGATCTGATCTTTCCGTTGTTATAGATATCATCCGCAATAGCGTTTGAAAGCATTTTGCGGTTACGCCAAACATCCTGTGCGTCCCATGCCTGAACGACCTGATTCACATTAATAGTCACACCACCACCGGATACGCCTTCACCACTGTTTAACGCTCTAAGATTGTCTGAACCGCCCAAAGCGTTCATACCCCTGCGTGAAAGCACACCTTCGCCAGTCTGTGCGATAATCGGCACTTCATCCGGAGCAAGACCGTCATGCGCTCTTATCAAACCGCCACGATGTTTCCTGACCATACCTCCTTGATGAAATAGGGCTCCTACCGAAACTCCGAAGATCTGACCACTGGGGCCGGCCATTGCGGTGAACATCTTGATAAGCAGTAACTTTGCCAGAATGTTTGAAATCATCTGTAAAATCGCACGCCCGAAATCCGCAAAGACTTCTTTGACACTGCGTAACTCACCGGTAAACGCTTTGAAGAAGAACTGCGAAAAAGCGTTCTGCATATTCCGTGCTGACTGCTTTGCAAATTCTTCCATGGCACTGAACTGCTTTGTTGCTTCCTGCGCAGTCTCACCAATTTGACCGGCAACTTCCTGTAATACCTTCGCTGTATTAACGCCTGTCTCTTTAACCTTAGCGAACACAAGCTCGTACTGCTTAATAGCTTCTTTGGCACTTTCTTCAGATGCAAGTTTAAACGCCTGACGTGCCTGATCTAATCCTTGCGTAAGACCGCTGACATTAAACTTGATCTTCTTTTCCTCAAGGCTATCTGAAAACTTTTTGACCTCTAAAGAAGCCTGACGATAAGTTTCACCAATATTGCCGGGCAGTTTTCCAAGCAATTCATAAAACTTGATAAGCGGAACCATCATCTTTTGGAAAAACTCAATGCCTACGCTTAAAAGACCGTTTAAGGCAGTAGTAATGCCCTGCACAAAACCTTTGACGGCTAAAGAACCGTATTCCAGAACAGTAAAAATACCGGTCACAAGATGATTCATAAACGCCTGCAAGAATCCCAGTACATGCCATAAAACCTGACCTATCTTTACCGCAAAATCCTCCCACTGGGCTTTTAGCTTTTGCATTTTTTCTAAATTCGTCATTGTGGAAGTATCTATCTGCTGAAGAATCCTGTCACCCGCCTCAAGCGTAGCGTTTAAGAAGGCTTGTTTGCGTTCCATCTCAGTTAATTCTTTGGTAGACTTACCGATCGATTTTGCGTACTTCTCATATGCTGTTCCCGCACTCACGATAATCCCCAAATTATCGAGAATCAGCTTTGACTGGCGGCCGACACCGATAGCGATGCTTTCAAACATAAAGCCAACATCTTTTCCAAACGCCCGAGCCGATGCTCTTGATATCTCCATCATCTTTGCTAATTTGGTAGGGTCGATTCCTAAAATCATTGCCTGCGAGGCTTTTCCCATAATTTCTGCAGTAGACATGGTCTCGCCGGACATCTTGCGTAAATCCTTTATTATCTTTTCCGAACTCATGCCGAGAGAATACGCAAGGTTTTCAAAAGCCATTTTCTGTTGTTCAACTTTTGCACCAAGCTCCATAAGCTCCCATGCTTTGCGCACTGCCATAATGCTTGCTGTGATAGCCGCTGTAATGGCAAGCCAATTCTTTTTCCATGAGTTTGCAAACCTCCGCAGATTACCCCGAACACCTTCAAGGCGTTTTGAAGCTTCGTCTTTTAACTTTAAAATTATGGACAACTGTTTATTTGTCATCTCTTAAACCGATTCCTTCTTTTTTCTCGCTCAAACTCTAATGATTGAAGCGCCTTCTCAATGACCTCAAATGCGTCAATCAATTTTGCCGGTTGATCCAGCCAAGTACCTGTGTTGGGAAGATAACCCTGCTTATAAAACTGAAATGCCCTCAAAAAATTCGCCGACTGACGTTTGACGATTTTAAAAGGGCATCCTCGATACTGCTGACCGTTAAGCTCCCAGATCTCCTGACCCGGCACTTCGTACTCACATTTAATCTTTCTCCCGCCTAAACAGCTATGGCAGTTCACGGTGAGGTCGCCCAGATGAACCGCCAGTATTAGTTTTTTTGTTCGCCCTCCGAAAGCATTGATTCGTTCAGAATAACTTCTGATAATTCTGTCCTGAGCTCATTCGGAAACATAGCAATAATCCTGTCAGGAACAACATCCCGCATTTTGCCGGCGTAATGGATTGTCTCAAACTTTAGCTCCATAGGTTTTCTGGTCTGCGGATCGAGAAAATTATCCATTCCTTTTAAACCAAATTTGATCGCCGTAATCTGTCGCTTATTCCAGTTCAATCGAACCTTTGCTTTATCGTTAGGGTTAGTTGAACTCATTTCATAAGAACTGCTTTCATCATCAACTTCCGCACGTAACACAGGGTCGAGTAGCCCGATATGAAATACCGTCGGATTTTCTTTGTCCGGATCGAATTTTGAAATATGCTGTCTTGTCGAATTAATATCAATACCTGTAAGCATAAAAACCTCCTTTTAGATTAATAATATTGCCAGTTCATCGTCACCGGGTTCCATTGAACCTGTTAAATCGAATGAAGTCTGGGCAAGCTGGATTCCGTCACGATCTCCATCGTCAACCTTGTTATAGACAATACTCGGAGCATAAAATCTGAACTTGTTGCCGTCAGTTTCTCCGTAAGCAAGGTCAAGAACCATTGGAGTGTTGTTAAACCACTTCGTGAAAAAATCATGCGTTGCCACAGGCACCATTTCGGGATTAAACGTCCCCTGCATGTCACGCCCTGTAATCATGTAAGACAGAATACCTTTGGAATCGTCAATCTTGTCTTTTGAAGCGAGAGTGTTCGCAACATCTATCTCAACCTCGCCGACATTAAGCGAAACTCCGTCACATGCCATAGTGGCGTTTAAAAGAACAGGCGGTACAGTTGCGTCAAAACTTAACCCTGAAAGCATAGGCACATCCGCAACACCCGACTCAACACCTTTAAAGCTGAAATCAAGCATTGCCGGTTCGCCGATCTTAAAGTTAAACTTAACTGTCCCCCTGCAACCCTTAATGACCTTGCGTATGCCGTCTTCAAAAAGACCCATAGTTAAAGAGAGAATCGAACTGCTGATAGGCTTTAATTCATGCCCTGAATCCGCAGGATCTCCCGATGCTGTTGACGTTGCTCCCGATGTTCCGCCGGTTAATAAATCACCGCTCTCAAGCGTTCCTGTTATAGGCACAAAGTAGAGAATGGAAGCGCCGGTAGACGTTTCAACAACAACTCTGCCGGTTGCTCCTGAGGTGTCACCTGTAACGGTTTCACCGTGCTGGTAGGGTCCGCCGGTAATCGCACCGATTGTGATCTTCTTTAAACTATTAACCGCAAACCCGCATGCCTTAATAAGGTTAGTCCATTCCGGTTCTTGCGTTAAAGACCCCGAGCCTTTCAGCTCGATACTGAAATCTATACCGGCAGAACGTTTCCCTGCGAGCTTGCCCATCTTAGTAAGCGAGGCCCTGACCGGATCCCGCTGGTACATTTGCGGATCGTAATTTGCTTTCGGCGAAAAGTTGACCAGTATCCCGGCGTCTATAGCCGCAAGTGTTTCGGCAACACCTTCAACTGCTTCAATCTTAGCCGCAAGCTGTCGTTTTCTTACAAGCATTGACATATGCGTCCTCCTTTTAGTTCTTTGCTGTGGGATCCGACTGCAAATGACGGTAACGAACCCTAAGCTCCATGATTATTCCCGCATACGGTTGAGCTTCGGTCGTTTCAAACGGCGTTGTTCCCAAAACATCTGTATCAATTGCCTCACCGCCACGAGTGGTATCCTGTAAAACTGCTTTTTTAATATCTCCCTGTAATCTATTTAAATATGTATCTGTCGGCACCGGATCGTTTTCATCAGTCACGTAAAACAGATCGAGATATATCGACAGTAAACATTCTTCAAAAGGATGGGGCGAACTTGATTCGTCCTCATCGCCCGGACTTATTACAACCATAGGCATATCAACCATGCGGTTGCCGTGCATTGACCATCGCTGAACTGTCTGAGGGGTAAAATCAAAGTTATACCCGTTTGCAACAGTTACACCTTCGATAGTTGTTTTTATATTCTGTAAAATTCTTTCCCTGACTGTTTCCATTAAATCTTCCTCAGCGCTTTATCTATTGAATTATTCAGGATGTTAATCCTGTAATTAACTAAGCCGTCCCATGTCCTGTAAAAGCCGAGCCTCGGTTTTATACGCACCTGACGTTTGAGAACATAAAGCGGTAAAATCTTCTGAGCACGTTTAGTCACTCTCGCAAGAAAAGTCTTACCTTTGAACCTCATGCGCTTAACATTCCTTAATGACCTCGGCTGTTTATACCTCGCACGGAGTTTGCCCCTTGCGGTAAACATCTGCTTACGTGCAGATAGAGGTATCGCAAGCCTGCCTCCGCCGGGATCCGTAACAGTTCCGCCGGTCTCGTGAAGTTTAGCAATTTTCGAGTTAGAAAATATCTCGACACCCATTCCTTCGATAGTAGGAGATACAAGAGAAACCCTCTTAAATGTTCCGAAAAGACCGTGACCTGAAGCTCCACGCACGCCCGGAGGCCCCTGTAATTGCTGTTGCCTGAACCGCTTTAAAAAACCTTTACCGATACGATCCATACCGTCAGCTAATTCAATTTTAAGGACTCTCGGCGCAATCTTTATCGCCCGGTCAAGTTGCCGTATATCTATTTCCGTAGTTAGCTGAACCATTACCACCCCACAAGCACATGCCACATGCCTTCATCACGGTTTAAGACATCATTAATTCTTGCCTCACGATCAAAGCCTTCCGTGTCTTTCAAGGTTATCCGGTCGTCTTTTTTGTCTATTGCAACAACACCTTCAACAGCGTCATTGGCAATATATATTTCAGCCTGTTTTTTCAAAGAACGGTTGATATTTTCTTCAGCCGGAGCAATCTCATACCTGACAACGATCGCTTTAATCACTCTTGCTCCCGCACCTTCTGCGGTATACGTGATTTCCTCAGCGAACTCGCCAGAGTTTAAGAATATTCCATGCCCGTCTGTCTGCATCTGTTCTTTTAAAGTCATTTGACCACCTTCTCTACGATAACAGCCGCAAAGTGAAAAGCAAGGCTGATAATCCCACCGCCAAAACTTATAACAGCTACAAAGAACACAGCTTGTTTAAAACGTCCAGCCCATTCAGAACTGTCACGCACAAGAGGAATAAACTCATCCATCTTTTCTTTTATCTGGCAGATGGTCGTTGATAATCCGTTATCAATGCGGTCTTTGATATGTTTCACATCGCCTGAAAGTTCGGCAAAACGGATATCAGCTTCCCGCAGTTTTTCCTCGTGTTCTTTTAACTGCTCTTTGGCGGTTTTAAGCTCACGTCCTGAAGCATCGTGCTTTTCTTTACAGACCTCTTTTGTTACACAATTCTCCTGCATATAAATCCCCAAGTTGTGCAGGGGAGCTGAAAAGCCCCCCTGACAGGTTAAGCATCAACTTTCATTAAATGAGCGAAATACGGATCGATGATGATCTCATCGACGTGCTGTCTCACACGGAAGATATCGCTTCTTGCCGAATCATCCCTGTACTGCTCAACAGTTGCGTTCTCGGGGCTGTCAGAAGTCCACAAAAACGTCCTGCCCATGGTTGGATCAGAAAGTTTTTGACCTTCACCGATTACCGCAAGCATTGCGTAATCGTCACTCCAGATGTCCGCACCCTGAAACGGCTTGCCTTCCTTAGCAGTGTTATAAATCGCCCTGCCGACAAGAATCTGTTTGATTCCCAAAATGTCAGCTAAAGCGTTTAAAAGCTCTGCCTCTGTCAATCTCGCAACATACTGGATCGCACCCTTGATGTTATCGTTTGCGATCAGCCTGTCGAGATTGGCTTTACTTATGACAAGCGTCTGAGGATCCATACCGCAGTTTTTCCTTACCTGTTCACGAACCGCACGCACCTGATCAACAACCTCTGACGATTTGTTATCCCAAGGCGCAGATGAATAATCCGTATACAGTTTAGTGCCGGTAAAAACACCTGTATCAAACACTGCTGAAGCAATCCTTTTCTCCTGAGCCTGAAGAACCCTGCGTGTGATAATCTGAACGGTTGTAAGCTCTGAATCGAAATCAGACGCATACATTTCACGTTCGGAATCATCAAGAGGCCCCTCAAGACCGTGTTCCTCACAGTTATACTGGCGGTCTTTTGCCTGAAAAGAATCCCTGTTGTAATGACCTCTCGGAGCACGCTTGGTGTCCGCTTCCCGGGTAATACTCTCCCTCGTGATAGCAGGGAAGATACTTGCTTTCTTCATAGTCCTGAAGATAGGAAGCACTTTCGTACCGATAAATTCATCCGCATTCTGGATAAACTCTAAAGCCGCTTCCCCAAGCTCCAGCCTCGGTACTGCTCTTGTTCCTTGATATTCTGGCATTTTTCTTTCCTCCTTTAATTTTTAGGACATTAACACTTCAACGACTTCCAGATCGTCTGCTGATTCTTCCAAAACTTTTCCCTGAATTGATCCGCTAACAACCGCAGAAACCTTACCGTCATCCGCACCGTAAAAATCTCCACCGGCAGTAATCGCATCGAGGGCAACAACCTTGAACGTGCGTCCCCGTGTTTTTAAATCAACCGTTATATGTTCGTTCTGGCTTGCTTTAGCGGCTGTTACTCCGATAAAATCCTCACCGGCGTCAGCATACTCAACTTGAGATCCGCTACCTGCTGATAGCTTCACCCTGCGGTAAGCCTCTAAATCTTCTCCCGCAATAAACGCTTTTGAACCTATGTTATACTGTGACATTTTGTTCCTCCTTTTCCTTTAAACATCCTGTTTTGCGGTTGCTTTTAACGCATCGGTTATGCTTCCGCCATGCTCTTTTTGAAAGGCTTTCGCTTTTTCAAGATGAGTTAATTTCGTCTTTGGTTTTTCCTCGCCATCAGGTCCGACTTGCGGCGCTGAAGCGTTATCCAGATCATCCAGCCGTTTTTGCTGGAAATTAATCACTGCCTGATCCAAACTAACTCCCTGTTCAACAGACTCTAAAGCAAGGTCATTTAATCCTTCAAACGCCTGCGCTTTTTTAAGGATCGAAACTGCTCGATCCCGTTCCTGCTGGACTCCGGAAGCACTTCCTTCCTGAAAAACCGCATCAAAGAGATCCTTTCTTTCAGTCTTTATTTGTTCCAAAGTTAATTCCTGCATATCCATTACCTCCTTATGTTTGTTTTTAAACATATCTTTGTTTGTCCTATATCTATCTAAAAACCCGATTGTTTTTTCTACCGCATCAGGATTGTTAAGGAATTTATCCAAAAACGCCGTCATTTCGGCAGAGGGCAACACGCTACCTGAAAAAAACATCTGTCCGAAAAAACCGTTATTGGCCGCTGGGTCATCCACGACATCAACAGAGAGAAGTTTCTGAACACGGATAAACGGCGGTAGCTCGTTCCCATCCTCATCCAATTCTTTCCGTGCTTCTTCATCCCAGTGAATAACCATTGACGCTCCGAACATTTCGGGATCGCTCTCGGCAAGCTCTAACACATAACCTGCCAAGTTGCCGTCGGGAGTATCAAAGGCGGTCTTGTCCACATACAAATCAGCCCTGACAATATCGCTGTCACGCCTGAAATTGCTTACTCTGCCTAAAAACGTGCCTAACGCTGTCCCGCTCATGTTGGGATGACCAAAGCGTGACTTAACGCCTATGCTTGATTTATTCCCGAGATCCACAACCATGTCGAGAGCCTGATCATCAAATTCACCCCGTGAATCTTTCGTCACGCCTTTAGTCACAACTGCGAATCCATGAATGACTGCGTTTTCCTTATCAATCTTGACATCACCGGCACGAGCGATATCTGTCCTAAAAAAGTCTTTTTTCATTATTTACTCCTCACTTCGATTGTTAGGTTCTGTGCCGTCCTCATTTGCGCCGTCACCATTACCTGAATTTTCCTGCACAACTTTTTCGAGTCCGAGTTCTTTGATTTTTTCTTCTTCTCTTTTTCTTTGTTCAAAACATTCCTCCCAGTCTTTGCCTTGAGCCGAAAAGAGGTCTGAATAAGTGACAATTCCGTTTTTGATTCCGACTTCTGCGGCTTTAGCTTCTTTTAATGGATCAACCCATTCCCATCCCGGTGTTATCCATGAAGCGTTAACCCAGTTTTGTCTTTTCTCGTAAAAGGGAATCGAACCGAGGTCGCCTCTCAAATACGCTTCCTCAAGAACCATGTCCCAAACAGGCTGGCATAGTTTTCGTGCAAGCCATTCCTGCCGGACTTTAAAATATCTGCGTGCTTCCAAGAGAGCCGCCCGTGCGCTGGAATAGTTTGTTTTAGAAAAATCTTTTGCGACCAGTTCATAGGGAAGCCCGAGAGACGATGAGATAGCTCTTAGCATTCTCTCAACAAAAGGTTCAAATGTTGCGCTCGGTCTCTGCGGATTAAACGAATTCCAGAAGCTGACCCTTAAAATTACGGTCGTATCCGGTGTTTACATCCATAGACGCTTCGGATGTAATAAAAATCGAGAAGCAAGCCGCAATTCGAGCCGCTACAAGTTCGGCTTCCGTATATTCGGACAAGTCTTTAAAATAAGTAAGCACAGGGGCAAAGAAGGGAACGCCACGAGTCTGCCCTGAACGCTGTACCGGATAAAGATGAAATACATTAAGCCGTCCGTATTCATTACGTGCGGGAATTTCAACAAACTTCCTGTCATCCGCTTTTTTATAACGGTAATCACCCGGATGCATTTTCTGGATGAAATAGGAAACTGGCTCACCGTTTTCACCTACACGAACGCCGGCTCTGACAGTTTTATCACTACGCATTTCTGGTGGAGTAGCAAGCCGGTCTGCTTCAATAACCTGAAGCGCAAGAGAATAAGGGCGGTTTTTATCTTTAAGCATTACAGGAATAATGATTGCCTCACCATTCTCAAGTATCTGCCGATCGACTAACTGCTGTATCTCGTAAAAATCCATGCGGTTGCCCGCATCGGCAAAAG